TGAGGTTTGAACCAGTCTCTCGATTGTACTTCTCGCGACCTTTTTGTGTAAGACCTGCGCCTTGTTTTGTTGGCAATTTTTCGCCACGGCTAACAGAAAGGTTTGGCCCACCTTCTTTAAATTTTTTACCCTCATCAGCCTTGGCAAACTCTTTGCCCACCTTTTGAGGGATGCCCACCTTTTTGGCAAACGAAGGGTTGTGCGCAACCGCCTCCATCAATTTGTGCTGGGAAGATGATTTGCTTGGCATGATTACCAGCAAGACTTTGACATCTTGCCGCCAGTTTTCATTTTGGCGGTTTTTGCCGACTCTTTAAAGTCTTTAGCCGTTGGCGCTCAAATTTGCCAAAGACAGAACCTGACCAGCCAAAGCAATGGTTGGGTTGCCTGCAATGCCATCGCCGTTGGTGATCCCCAAACCAACGCCAGTAACAGCGATAGAACGGCCTGTAATGGCCGTAGAAGAGGTTTTTACTTGAAAGCCAGTACCAGAGTTCACCAAAGACAATAAAGCGCCTGTAGGGCTTATATTGAAGAGTCCTTGCGCTCCGCCGTCAGTGATCGACAAGCCATTGCTCACACCAACATATCGGCTGTTTGCCAACTGAGGCGTCTGGTTGACGGTCAGGTATGTGTAAGTCTGCGACGGCGACGCAGAAATTGCGCCCGTCGTTGTCTGCACGGTCACGCCATTTTGGACGATAGGAACCGCCTCAGTGCCTGTTATGGCACCAGCGGCTGGCAGTTGGGTAATGGCGACTTGTGCTGACATTTATGTACTCGTATTGTCGGGCGGATTCGGCGCAATCGTATCTTTGTTGCCCGTCTGTGTTGGCGTCTGTGTGTTCTGCTCAGTCGAAATCTGGAACTGGCTTGTGCCATCCATTGATTGACTGCCAGTCATCAGGTAGTTATCGCCAGCACCGATAGGTACATCAGGACGAGGAAACCGCAGGTTGATACGCTCGGTCTTACGGGCGGCAAGGCGATAGGGATCAAAATTGTCCCTGCACCCTTGGTCACACACCCGTAGCCCGGGGAAGTTGGGGTCTGGCCCCAATTGCACAAAGGCGCGTTTCATCTTGCATCGGTCGCATACGCCGATAGCAATCGAAGTCAGTCCTGTTGTGTCAAGAAAGATTGGCATTACGCTGTGTACACCGAGATGTTCGGTGCCCAGTAAATTGGTGAGCGATCACGCTCCTCTTGCTCTGCAATGTAGAGGTGCTTCTCGGCCATCTTCTCCAAATAGCCAATGCGATCCATCGCAACTTGCGGAAGTTCGAGGCTCATCTTGTGAGCCAGCATCATTTGCACAGCCTCATACCAACGCTGTGGAATTTCCAACTCGTCAGTCAAAGCGCCCACATCCTCGATCTGGCGCGAGTACCAGCAAACCATCTGCACAAAAGCAGTTGATGGCACAGGCCAAATGTAAATTTGTGGGTTTGGGATTTGACGGTTGTACCAATATTGGTACGGCTGATTGGCCGTGAAGTCTTTGTTTGGCAAGTTGGTGTAGTCGTCGCGGTTGAGCGAAGACATTTGCACCTCAAGCGAATTGTTCCCAAAGTACAACTCACGCACAGACAGCGTCGTGCCGTTGTAGACACGGCAACGATAGTAGGGGACAGTCTGGCCTGCAACAATGTCAGTCCAAATCCATTCGTTGTCCACAACAGCAACAGAACCAAGATCGACTAAAGTCTTCCATGTTACGCCGTCTTCTGACCATTCGTAAATGATTGACCAAGTCCCAGTGGACGCTGGCAACAAGCCAATAGAGCCAATGTAAACAGGGTTTGATGTGCCGTAATTGACCGTGATGTTGCCATTGGTCGATGTCTGCGTGCAAATGGTGTCCACATCGCCGTCATACGCGTTTGCAACGACTCCGCCAGCAGATGTGGTGTATGACCCACTAGGGCGGCTCATCGTGCGATACAGCGTGTTCCAGAGGTCAATTGAACCCTTGGGCAGGTCGTAGATGTACTTGTCAGGGGTCAGGCCAATAACCTTCTTGGTAATTGTCCAGAATTGAATGCCTCGGTTGCCTAGATCAGACAAGAGGAAATAAAGCGATTGGCGTGCAGACAGAACCTGCTCAGAGGTCAACTCTTCGGCGAGTTTCCCACAGCGTCGAGCGCCGTGATCAATCAATGTCTGAACATTGATGACTGTCTGACCTACGGTTCCTGAGTACGCCATATCAACATTTCCATCTGTTTAAAGCCGCCGCCTTGCGGGTTGGCTGACCCTTTTCATCCTTCATCGGCCCCGGCATCCCACTCATTCGGGCGCAAAATGAATCTTTGCGTGAGCCACCTTGAGGTTGAGGAGCCTTGAGGTTTGAACCAGTCTCTCGATTGTACTTCTCGCGACCTTTTTGTGTAAGACCTGCGCCTTGTTTTGTTGGCAATTTTTCGCCACGGCTAACAGAAAGGTTTGGCCCACCTTCTTTAAA